CTGATAACCGAAACGGACAGTGATCGCCTTCTAGATGCCGCTGCAAAGCGTCGTAGATCCAAGATGAAGGAAGAACTATACCCACTTCCCGAAGACCGCCTAGAACGCCCTTGTGGAGGAGCGGGCGGATTTGACGATTATGTAGAGCGTTGGCACGAGTGAATAAATACAAATAGCTTCGTATTTTCCGTCAAATGCAGACCTTTAAGTCGTTTAAGGATTTAAGCGTCACGTTTAAAAAACATCCTCAAAATGACGATCTCTTGACCGTCAAGGATAAGGCTGCGATCAAACAGTCTATTATGACTTTGCTTCTTACCGAGAAGCGTGAAAGGTTGTTCAACCCAAGATTGGGCAGTTCAATCACTCAGATGCTATTTGAACCTCTAGATTTTGCTAGTTCTGCAATTATTCGTAAAGAGATTCTCTCTACTTTAATTGAGTATGAACCAAGAATTGTAGTCGAAGACCTCATTTGTCAACCAGACTACAGAAACAATGGTTATGATGTAGAACTTCATTTTTCAATTATCGGAAGAAACGATGCTCCTCAGCAGATTAACTTTGTATTAGAGAGAACCCGATAAATGCCTTACGCTCAGATTTCAAATCTAGACTTCCAAGATATTAAAACGGTTCTCAAAGAATTCTTGAGAACTCAGTCAGATTTTACTGACTATGATTTTGAGGGTTCTGTTCTCAGTAACCTATTAGATGTTCTTGCCTATAACACATATTATACGGCATTTAACACTAACATGGCAATCAATGAGTTGTTCATTGACAGTGCCACTGTTAGAGACAACGTAGTTGCTATTGCTAGACAGTTAGGATATAGACCCAGATCTATCACATCATCAACTGCGTATGTTACATTTGATATTGAATATGCAAATCCAACGACCGATACAGAATTACTCCTCAAGAGAGGAACTGGATTTGTTGCTTCATATAATAACAAGGTGTATCAATTTGTAGCACCTACAGATGCAAAGGCGCAGGTAGTTAATGGTGTTGCAAGATTTAGTGATGTATTGGTAAGAGAAGGAACGCAACTTACTAATACATTCATTGTCAACTCATCAAACAAATCACAAAAATTTGTTTTAGATAATCCAAACATCGATACTTCTACTATTACTGTTGAAGTGTTCGCTGATGGTTCCACATTCAGTGAACCATACTTGATTGCCGATAATATTCTTGATGTTACATCGACATCTAAAGTATTTTTCTTGAACGAGGTTGAGGACCAAAGATATGAACTTATCTTTGGTGATGGGATCATTGGTAAAAAACTAGAGGACCAATCCCAAATCGTTGTTCGTTATATTGTTACAAATGGTCCAGAAGCAAACGGCATTAAGACTTTTGTATTTTCGGGTGTAATTGAAACTCCTCTTGGTGTTTCTCCAGGTGCTTTTGATTCTGAGATTGTTTCTACCGTACCTTCTATTGGTGGCGAAGCAATTGAAAGTATTTCTCAAATTAAGTTTGCAGCGCCAAGAACATTTGGAACTCAAGGTAGAGCAGTAATTGCATCCGACTATGCTGCTATTGTTCGTAACGTTTATCCGTCAGTTGGTGACATCATTACATTTGGCGGAGAGGATCAAGATCCACCAGAATATGGAAAAGTCTTTATTTCTATTAAACCAAGAGATTCGGCATATCTCACCTCTCTTACTAAAAGTAATATTATTGAAGAGTTGAAAAAATATTCTGTTGGATCAGTTGAACCAGTCATTGTAGATCCTTCTATTTTGTATGTCGAATTAGATAGTAAAGTATATTACAACTCAGCATCAACAGACTTAACACCAGCTCAGATTAGAGCATTAGTAATTGGCAATTTCCAATCATATATCAGTTCTTCTGGAACTGAAAAATTCAATGGCAAGTTTAGACATAGTAAAGCAGTGGCAGTAATTGATGAAACTGCAAAAGCAATTAACTCAAATTTAACAACTGTTACAATGAGGAAAGATTTTTATCCTCAACTCAATTCTAGTTTCTATTACGAGATCTGTTATCAGAATGCTTTTGACAAGGATTGTGATGGTCCAACCCTGTCTACGACTGCATTTAGAGTCACTGAGTATCCAACTTTTGATGTCTACATGGAAGATAAGGATGGCAAAATTGTCCTATATAGACTAGACACTATAACTGGCGAAAAAGTTGTCCTTGACAAGGAAGTTGGGGATATTGATTATGATAAAGGCGAACTTAGAATGTACAATTTGACGATCATCAAAGGATCTTTCTTTGATAATCGTATCTCAGTTAGAGTAAAACCATTGTCTAATGATATTAAGGCGACCCGAGAGGTTTACCTTGATGTTGACGTTGCAAATTCAACTTTCATCGCATATAAAGAGTAATTAGATGGCTATCAAGACCAAGAAAATTTCTGCTCTTATTGAGTCACAACTTCCTAACTTCATTGTAGACGAGTATCCCCTTTTCTCTAGGTTTGTAGAGAAATACTACGAAGCTCAGGAAAGTTCTGGTCAACCTCTAGATATTGCTAATAATATTTTAGATTATACTGACATTAATTATTATGAGAAAAATCTTCTCAATGAAAATAGTATTTTAACGTCAACAATTTCTTCATCTGACACTACTATTGTTTTGGATGATGGTAGTTCGTTTCCTGAAAAGAACGGGTATATTAAGATTAATAATGAAATAGTTTTCTATGCCAAGAGAACTAATAATGTCCTCTCAGAATGCTCTAGAGGGGTTAGTGGCAACACTACCCTAGGAGACTTGTATGAACAGTCCACATTCGTAACTACAGACGCTGCTGGGCATGTTTCTGGGTCTGCTGTATACAATGTAAGCAACCTATTTCTATATGCTCTTATTAAGAGTTTTGAGTCTCAATATCTTGCATCATTCCCAGAGAAGTATTTAAAGAGTGGTGTAGACAAAAGAACTCTTATTAAAAACATTAGACAGTTCTATAAGACAAAAGGAACTGCTGCTTCTATTAGATTCATCTTTAACTCGATTATTGCAAAAGACACTAGAGATGTTCCTGAGAAGTATAAACCCAGAGATTACACGTATAAGGCATCAAACGCTGATTGGATCAATGTATTTGCTCTTAAAGCAAAAATTGTTTCTGGCGATCCAAATGACCTGATTGGTAATATTGTTGTTCAAGAAGCAACAGATGAGTATGGATATGCATCAGCAACTGTCGATAATGTTTATCCAGATGGAACTAGTGATGGGGAGAAAATTTGGAACATAGTTCTTGCACCAGAAACGGTTAATGGAACTTTTGCAATTTCAACTAAAACCAAACTAGAAAAAACAATCTTACAAACAGATGGTATCGGAAAACGAATCAATGTATTCTCCACAGTTGGTTGGGGAAAATCTGGAGAGGTATTGATCGGCAATGAAACTATTAAGTTTGAAGAAAAAAATATTACTCAGTTTGTAATCAAGAAGAGGGGAGATGTAACATATACCCATGAAGTAGGTGCTTCTGTTTACAAACCAGTTACTATTTCTGGATCTAATGTCACAATGTTGACATTTGGAGTAGTATATAATTTTACACCAAGCACTTCTAGTCCATATTCTTATCCTGGTGATAGGATTCAAGTTTCAAATCCTGGTTTCGAAACTGCAGATCCAAAAATTGTAAGGACAGGAACAAATCAAGTTAGATGGTTTTTGAATCGGAATCTTGCTGTAGATATTCCATCCAATCCAGTAGCACAATCTGCTCTTGGAGATGTTTCTACTGATGTATCTGCTATTTTTAGTGATGATCAATATTATTATATTACTGCATCTGGATTCCCATCCCACGAAATTCTAGATGGATCTGGTGTAACACAAACTCTTAAAGATCAAAAACTTCTTCGTATTCTGAGAAAAGAAGCAACTAGAACTACTGAGAAGTATAAGACACCAAAATCAGAAGTTGGTATTTTCTTGAATGGAACTAGAGCATATAGTTATAAAGATACAGAGAGTATTCGTTATGGAAAATTAGAGAGCATTGCAGTCAACACTCAGGGAACTGGATATGCTAAACCACCATTCGTTCTACTCGATGGTGTACCTAACAAAGCAAGGGCAGTTCTTTCTGGTTCTGTAGTTGAAAGATATATTGTTGACACAAATGATACTTTCCCAAGAACACCAACTGTAGAAGTTACTTCTGGTAGAGGAGCTTCTATTCGTGCAGTTGTTACTGGAGACAAAATTACTTCTCTTGTTATTGAAAATCCTGGAGAATATTATTCATCACCACCTATTATTAGAATTACTGATAGAAATGGAAAAGGAAGATTTGCCGATTATACAGCGATTGTAAGCACTGATGGCAAGATCACGGGATTTATTAAGAATGATGAGGGTAGTTTTTACACTCAACCAACAGTAAGAGTTGATGTTATTCCTGTTGGAAATGGTGCCACTGGCACTCCTCTACTAAAAGAATGGAATTTTAACCGCTTCAATAAGTTAAAATCAGTTTTAGATGATAATTACGGATATGTTTTTAAGAATTATAACAGTGTTTTAGAGTATGGATATGGTCAAGTAGCAAATCCAAAGGCACTTAGAGTAGCACTAAACGATAATTTAAGTTCATCCGATACAGAACCATCCACAAAAGTTCATTCTCCTATTATAGGTTTTGCTTATGATGGAAACCCAATTTATGGTCCATTTGCACATGAAAACCCTGTAGATCCACAGTCTCCTATTGTTAGGATGACTTCTAGTTATTCTATGAAAGGTTCTAGAGCAGATGGTCCAGCACTTGCACAATACCCTCTAGGTTCATTTAATAATGACTATTCTTATACCCACAAATCTGGTTCTCTAGATGAGAATAATGGTAGATTTTGTGTCACACCAGATTATCCGTCTGGAACATATGCATACTTTATTACTATTGATAGCAATCAAGTCCCACAGTATCCATATATTTTAGGTGAGAATTTTTATTCTCTGCCAGTAGAAAGTAACTATGCTTCGAACATCAATCAGAATGATGTTCCAAAAAAATCTAAGAGACTTTCAGTTCCTGGGATGTCAAGAAATGGAGAAGGTTTGGTTGCAGAAATTGAAGAAGTAAGGTCTGGAACCGTTGATGCTATTGACATTGATCGATCATCAAATAACTTCTCGGTTAACTCAAAAGTATATTTTGATAATAGAGGCACCGAGGGATCCGATGCAGAAGCGTTAGTTGAGTCTGTTAAAGGTAAAGTAGTATCATATCTTGATAGTTATGAAAATAAAGTAGTAAAACTTACTACAATTCAAAACGCATATCTGTTCACTGACGATACATTAAGACAACCATCATCTGGGGCATCTGGTGTTATTGTGGGAGAGGTGAGGAATGATAACGTAATTGTTCTAAAAAATGTCGTTGGGACATTTGATAATACAGGAACTTTTTCTGCAGATATTAAAACTTTCTTCATTCTCTTGGATCAAGATAGTTCATATACCAAAGGTGCTACATTAAGTCTTACCGATGGAATTAATCCAGCAATTGCAACTGCAGAAATTTTAAATGGCACTGCTGGTCAAAATGTTGTTGAGATTAAGGTTTTAACTGGTGACTGGTTGCAGTTTAATCAAGGCGAGTATTTCTTACAATCCAACAATTTATTTGATACATCTGGAACACGACCTGTTATTCTTACTTCTCTCAGCGATAACCTAGAACCATTTGAAGTTAATCAAAGTGTTGCCCTAGTAGAGACAGCAACAAATCACGGTATGGGTGTTGGTGATAAAGTTAATGTTGATATTTTCCCAGACGATTCTATCAAGACTAAGACTTATTATCTAAGAAAGAGATTATATCAAGATATTGTGTTGCAAGCACCAGAGTTCAAAACATCTATTGATGATACTGGTGTTGGCAGATTTCAAATTTTAAATGGTGGCGCTGACTACACACCAGGAACATATACGAACGTTTCCATTACTGGTGGTACTGGATCTGGATTTACAGCAACAGTTACTGTTTCTTCTGCTGGTGTAGTTTCTTCTATTCAGATTCAAGATGGTGGAACTGGATATAGAAAGGCAGATTATCTTGGTGTTGATGATGAATCTCTCGTGAGATCTGTAGCATCAACTAGCACTCAGAGATTGGTTCTATATGTTGATCATGTTGGATTTGCGGCAGGATCTACAAGTCTCACTCTTGATAGCACTACTGGCATTTCCGAGAACGATTTAATTCTTGTCGGGGAAGAAGTATTAGAAGTTTCTTCTATTAACGGCAAGACTCTTACAGTTTTGAGAGGACAAGAGAATACCACTGATAAAGATCATTATGACGGTCAAGAAGTATCACTGTATAAACCAAGATACAACTTTGATGATAATTTCCAAATTGGTGCTGGTATTGGTAGTGGATATATTTCTTCGTATGATTTAGAAACTCAAAAGGCAACTATTGTTTATGATTATTCTACCACAAAAGAAACGGCACAAATTATTCAAGTTAGCAGCACCTTCTTTGACGATAGTGTTCCATCCAGATTAGTATCGATTAAAACTACAGATCCTATTGAATTCAAGTTTGAGTTTTCAGAAGATAATGTAACTTATATTCCAAATCCAACAATTGAAATTCAAGAGTATTACAAGTACAAGTTTGACACTTCTCACTCTTCTCTAACGGGAACATACTTTGATTTAAGTCCTAGTAAAAATTACAATGTAATTACGACAGAAAAATTAGCATCAACTATTTTACCAGGAAACCCAGGTGCATTTACTGATGTTAAGTTTGGATTTGGTTCTAGAATCGCGTCAAATAACTATCAAACTAAGAGAGGAACTGATTTTACAAACTTCTACTATTTTGATAAAAAAGGAGTTGTGGATTCTGATGGCAAGTACCTAAAGATTGTTTCAGATCCATTGCAAGGTGAAAAAATATTGAATTATGTTACTCCCAACAGATTTGTATACGATATTCTAACTCCGCCACTATGGGATGGATCTGGAACTATCACCTACACAACGACAGGGCAATTTGCTGTTGGTGAACTGAATTCAATTAAAATTACAAATCTTGGATTAAATTATAAAAAAGTTCCATCTATCTCTGGAATTGACCCAAATCAAAATTTCAAGGCAAAAGCTAGAGTATTGTTTGATGTTGCAACTAACAGCATTACTGGCGTTGAACTAGAACAAAAAGGATCTAATTATACAAATCCAAAAGCAGTAATTATTGATGGCGATGGAATCGATGCGACATTTAACTTAGTTGTCAGAGATGGAAGTATTTTTTCTATTACTGTCAGTAATCCTGGAAGAGGGTATACGTATGCTCCAGTAATTGAAATTGTAGAGGGCGATGTTGAAGCATATGTAAACAGTTCTACTATTGGTGTACCACAAAGTATTAAGATTACCAGAAATGGTGGTGCTTTCCACCTCGACAAGACAGTATCTTCAGAATTTACTTCTAAGTATACAGTTTCTTTAAAAAACTTTAGTGGAAATTTCCAAAAAGGAGAAACTGTTGTACAGAGAATTGGACAAACTGAAGTTTCTAGATCTGTTGTATCTGA